ATATGGCGACATCGATCCCCGAGCATGGCCCGAGGTCATTCGTCCATCGCTCGCTGACCGTAATGGCTGGGCCGTGTTCATCGGCACACCCAAAGGCCGCAACGACTTCTATAAGATCCACAAAGAGGCGCAGGATAACCCCAACTGGTTCTCGATGGTGCTGCGTGCGTCTGATAGCGGATTACTGCCGCAACACGAACTCGACGATATGCGGCAATCGCTCACGCCAGACCAGTATGACCAAGAACTACAATGCAGCTTCGACGCCGCAATCCGAGGTGCCATCTACCGTACCGAACTCGCGGCAATGGATGCAGACAATCGTATATGCAGCGTCCCGTACGACCCGGCCGTGCCAGTGTGGACCGCCTACGATCTCGGTATTGGCGACGCTACCGCCATCGTGTGCGCGCAACTCGTCGGCAAGGAGATCCACATAATCGACTACTACGAGGCAACCGGTGAACCGCTCACGCACTACGTGGCTTGGTTGGATAGCAAGCCGTATCGCTATGCTGCGGACCTACTTCCGCACGACGCAGGCGCGCGTGAACTGGGAACCGGTAAAACCCGCGAGGAGTTACTTAGAGCTAATGGGCGAAAGGTGCGCGTCTTGTCCCGCGAGAATGTGGACGACGGCATCAACGCCACCAAGATGCTGTTGCCACGGTGCTGGATGGATCGTGTCCGTACCGAGCGACTGAGGGAGTGCCTGGCGCACTACCATCGCGACTTCAACGACAAGATGGGCGTGTTCAAGGACGCGCCGGTTCACGATTGGTCATCACACGCTAGTGACGCTGTCAGAACGTTAGCGATGGGGCTGAAGGAGACCCAGCCGCACACCAGCAATGCGATCATCGAGCAGCAGTTCCCGCGCAGCCGCACGCTCTACGAGGGCGCGCAGAACACCGGCTGGATGAGCGTGTGAATGTATCGCACGCCTATGGCAGATCGGGATGATGCAATCGTCCGAGGCATAGAGTGCGGGACGCCGCAATACGTGTTGGCGGAACGTCACGGCATCAGTCGCCAGTGGGTCTCCCTGATATGGCGTCGGCATCTTGCGGGGTTCAAGGACGAGACAGCGCCGGTGAGATACTGGCGAGAGCTCGGCTTATCACCACGCGCTGCTCATTGCCTGGTGAACGACGGCATCTACACGATCGACGCCCTCCGGAAATGGGACCTGATAATGCTGGCGCGTGCTCCTAACGTCGGAGCAAAGACGATGACAGAATATTATGAACTTTTGGCGCGAGAGGAAACCAAGCCATGAGCCACGCAGCCACCAAGAACGACCACGGCGCACACACAGCCTCCACGGCCACGCCCAAGGCTGGCGCCAAGGCAGCCGCCCCCAAGGATGCAGCAGCCGACGCCCAGCGGATGCTCCTGCTGCTCACCGCCGACTGGCTCAACGGCGACCGCACGCACAGCGCAGAGATCGCGGCGCTGCTTGCCTCGCTGACGGCAGCCGCCGGCCCGCCGGTCGTCGTCGATGTGCCACACGTCCAGCAAGCCGGCGCCACACTGACCTGCACAATGGGCAACTGGCAGGGCGAGCCGAGCAGCTACGCCTATGCGTGGTTCGTGGACGGTGTGGCCCGCGAGGGCGCCAGCAGCGCCACCTACGCTGTGCAGCCCGACGACGTGGGGCACAGCGCCGCCTGCGTCGTCACCGCCACCAACGCCCACGGCGACACCACAGCGCCGATGAGCAACGCCGTCACGGTGGCATGATTCCGGGTTCCTGGGCACGGTAACATATGATTACCGTGCCTACCCATCGAAGCCGGACGAAATGCCACAATTGTAGCGAATCTATCCAGCCAGGATGGGCGCGGATCGACAGACTCTACAAGCAACATCAACGCGGTAATGCCCATGTGCTTCACCGTACCCTGGCTGCTCTATGCGCTGATCTGGCTCGTGGTGGTTGGCGGCATCGTCGCCATCATCATGATCATCCTGCCCATCGTGCTTGGCTGGCTCGGCTGGGCCGGCAGCGTGGCCATGCAGATCATCCGCATCGTCGTGGCGGTCATCGTGCTCGTGGCGCTGCTGTATCTGTTGATCGACCTCTACGTCTGCGCGACCGGCGGCAGGCCGCTGCTGCGATGAGCCACGGGGTGCTGCTCGGCATCATGGTGGCGGCGCTGGTGGTGCTGCTGATCGCGGCTGTATCCTAGGTGCATGTGGATACGCCCAACACGGTTTCATTGCATGAGTTGCCGCCATGAGTGGACGGGTGCGACGGTGCAGGACGCGCCTGTTGGCGTGTTCATTGCTTCGATGAAGGCGGTCCGGTGCCCGTCATGCTACCGGGATTGGCGGCGCATCGCGATGATCACCGAACCGTCGCGTGACGACACGGCCGGATAGCGCCGGCATCCATACGTAACGACGTAACGACGCAACGACGTGGTGACGATGTGTCAGCAGCGCCGCCGAACGGCAACGGCCACACCACTGTCGTCCAGGCGGCGATCAAGCTAGGCGGGCAGGCTGCGCACACGTTAGGCCCGCAGTTCCTGGCGCTGATCATCGTGAACGGCCTGGCGTTGGGATTTCTGTTCTGGTTCGTGGATGCCCGTGCGCGGCACACCGCTGATGTGCTCAATCAGTTGCTGCATGCGTGTCTGAAATCGCAGTAGGCCGCCTCCTACTCGTTCCATGGGACGAAAAAAGCCCCGTCTCACACAGGAGAGCGGGGCGCTTGAGGTTCTCGGACTTATCGCGGAAGCCAGCATAACGCGCGGAGCGCCGCCATGCCAGCCAGCATGAAGCACGTCATCTCGGTCCCCTGGACCGACGAGGAGCGCACCACCCTGCGCCAGATGTGGCAGAACGGCATGGGCTGCACCGGCATTGGCCGCCACCTGGGGCGCAGCAAATACAGCGTGCGCTCCGAGATCGAGACGCTGCAGTTGGGGCCGCGTGGCAGCCTCGTGGCGCCCCCCGCACAGCCGCCTGGCCGAGTGGTGCTGGCACGAGCACGGCCTCAGCCGCTGCGACCCGGCGCCCGCACCCTGCCGCCGCTGCCGAGTGAGATCCAGAACCCCTCATGAGCGAAACAGCCACCCGCTTACCCACATCGGATGACGACGCGCCGCGCGCCACCAGCGCCGACGCCGAGTATCCACGCGACCAGGACGAACTGCACGACCGCCTCGTTCGCTGGTTCGAGGAGAGCGAGCTGGCGCGCCAGGACGAGATTGCGCTTGCACAACGTGACCGCGACTACGTGGACCACGAACAATTCACCAGAGAAGAACGGAAAATCCTGAACGAACGCGGCCAGCCCATCATTACGATCAACAAGATCGCCTCCAAGCTGGAACTGTTGTGCGGCATGGAGCGCAAGGCGCGCACCGACCCCAAGGCGTTCGCGCGCACACCGTCCGAGGAGGACCGCGCCGACGCTGCCACCCAGTCGTTGCGCTACATCAGCGACGACAACACGTTCCCGTTGATCCGCAGCGCCGTGTTCAACAACATGCTGGTGGAGGGCGCCGGCGGCGCGGAACTCGGCCTCGAGGACGATGGTCAGGGTGGCGCCAACATCACGATCACCCATGTGCCGTGGGATCGCGTCTGGTACGACCCGCACAGCAGGACGCTCGATTTCTCCGATGCGCGATATAAGGGGTTGGTGATCTGGACCGACCGAGATCAGCTCGAGGCCGATTACCCCGACGCTGACGACGTGATCGAGGCGTCGTTCAGCTGTGTTGACTTCTACTACAACGACCGGCCCGAAACCGCGTTCTGGACCGACAACAATCGCCGGCGCGTTCGCTTGGTGCAGTGCCACTGGGACGAGCGCGGAACGTGGTGGCAGGCGACGTTCACCAAGCACGGCATGCTGGCCAAGCCGCAACGCAGCAAGTTCAAGGACCGCAAGGGCAAGAGCACCTGCGGCCTCATCCTGCAGTCGAGCTACATCAATCGCGAAAACCAGCGCTATGGCATGGTGCGCGGGCTGATCTCGTTGCAGGATGAGATCAACAAGCGGCGCTCCAAGGCAATGCACCTGCTGAACGTGCATCAGGTGGTGGCCGAGAAGGGCGCGGTGTTCGACGTCGACGCCGCCCGCCGTGAGGTCGCCAAGCCCGATGGGTATGTGGAAGTGATGCCGGGGCTGAAATTCGAGATCCAGCAGACCACGGACCTCGCCGCCGGTCAGTTCCAGCTTCTCCAGCACGCGACAGCCGAGATGCAGCTTTCCGGGCCGAATGCGGCCATGAGCGGCACCGATCCGCGTGAGCTGAGCGGTCGTGCGATCCTGGCCCAGCAGGCCGGCGGGGCCGCACAGAACGAGCCGCTGGCCGACGCCCTGCGCTACTGGAGCCGGCGTATATACGAGTCGTGCTGGATGGCGGCGCGGGAATACTGGACCGCCGGTAAGTGGGTGCGGGTGACCGACGACTTGAACGACACCAAGTGGGTGGGGGTCAACCAGCCGATCCGCGTGATGGACCGCCTGGCCGAAATGCCCGAGCAGCAGCGCATGATGATGATGCAGCGCATGCAACTCGTGCCGAACGATCCACGGCTACAGCAGGTCATCGGCATCAAGAACGACATCACCGACCTCGACGTGGACATCACGGTTGAGGAGGGCATCGACATTCCGTCGCTGCAGCAGGAGACGTTCCAGACGCTGGTGCAACTGGCCGGCATGCAGCCTGGGCTGATACCGGGCGATGTGCTGATTGCGGCCAGCGGACTGCGCGACAAAGACATGCTGCTCGAGCGTATGAAGGAGCATCAGCAGCAGCAGCAGCAGATCCAGCAGCAGGCGGGGCAGCTCGCAACGCGGCACGCGGAGGCCGACATCCAGGGCAAAGAGGCCAAGGCAGCCGCCGACACGGCGCTGGCCAAGGAGCGCACGGTGAACGCCGCGAGTGGTGTGCATAGCATCCACAGCGACTTCAGCGCGCCGCCGTATGGACAGCCCAACGTGGACGACAACGCGCAGCAGCCGCAGCCGATGCAGCCACCGGCCGATCCCGAGCAGATGACGCCGGAAGTCGCGATGGCGCATCACATGGCCGACCTCGCCAAGAAGCAGGCAGACATCAGCAAGACGCGCGCGGATACGATGCTAACCGCTGCCAAGATCCCGCAGGTAGCCAATCAGGCTCAGCATACGCTGCACCAGACGCATCAGACGGCGGTCACGACGAACAGGTTAATGAGAAGTCCTATTCCTCAACCGCCGGGTCCAGACGAACGCCCGGCGTAGGCGATCGCCACCACCACGCATCTCTGAGGACCAGCATGGTTCACCTACCCGAACGGGACACCGTGGAGGCATTAGATCCGCGTGATCTTCGGGCGTT